AAACCGCATAATGTCAGTCTTAATTGTAATGCGTTTTCTTTTTGTATCTTCTTTTTTTGCATCTGCTATATCTTTATTTAGCTTAGCCTCAACCCAGCGTAAAAGTTCAAGCGTATGAGATTGTGTATTTGTAATCTTTTGGCCTGCACGAACTTTAGCATTGTTAAATGTTTTGATATATGTAAGAATAGTTTCGTTGGCTGCAATACGATTAAGTGTCAATGAATTAATCTGCTGAAATGTTTTTCCTGCAACAGATAACACAGCAGTCAGCTCTTTCGTTTCAGCTTCAGTAAATGTGGCAGAGCCAGAAGTATCTACAAATGATGCGTCACGAAACCACACATCTTTAGTTTGTGTAAGTTTACCAATGTCAATATTAAATGATGCTTTCATGGATTCCATGGTACGACCAGAATACGATGTATGAAACACCACACCAATCTGTGCAGCGAGCATTGTTTGTGCTAACTTGGTGCTTGTTGGCACAGCATAAACAATTGTATTTGGTTGAAATATAATGTAAGATTGACCGTCAATTACTTGTTTGTCAAGGTCACCTTTTGTAAACATCATATCGCCTTGCAAAACACCTTTGATGCCAAGTTTAGGTAAAAAAGCTAATGCAATTTTAAGTTTTTGATTAAGAGCTTCACCAGGATGATTCTCGTCAATGTTTTTATCTGTATAATTTAGCTTTGCATTTTTGTTGAATACAGATTTGGTGCCAACAAAAAACTTGCCATTCTCAGGATTAATACCTGCAAAAATAGCAGGTGCGCCATCCCATTTTGTTGTAATGTTTACTTTTGATTCTGCATGGCCCGCCAGCATATTGCGTAGTGCTTGAAGAAAGTTTATGGCTTCACGAGCACCAACGACACCTCGGTTTAAAACTTCATCCTCAATATGCTCAGTCACTCAAGGTGAACATTCTTGCCATCTTTTGTTTCAGCAAGAAGAACACCTTGATTTTCCTCCTCTAAATAATTTTTAAAATTAAACATAAGAAATTTTTAAGTTATACTTTTTAGAATATCTTCCGTCTTTTGCTATATTTTTTAATGTTGAATATGGTATTTTTTCAACTTCTTCAGCAAAATTTTTAAGACAATTATATTGTTTTTTCACACCATTCATTTCAACAAGAACAATTTTCGCTCTTGGATTTTTTTCTCTCTTGTGATTTGGTTTGTTCCAATTTCTATTTACGCTTTTTAATCCTATTAATTTTTTAGTTTTTTCGGAATGTTTTTTACCAAACATTGGATTATTTTTGCCACTTTTATCTTTTTTACTCCAATTACGACAGTATTTTTTTTCTTCTTCAGTAAAAGTATTCCAATATTTTTTTAAATAATCACTATTTCCTCCAAATCCACCAGAAGTTAAATTATAAAAAGATTCATCTTCAATAGCATTATATTTTTTTATCCAATATTCTTCAGCTTTACTTAATTCTTCAAATGTTTCACATACCTGTAAAATAATTCTTTCAAAATTTTCTTTTCCATATTTTTTAATGGCTTCTTTTAATAATTGACCTGAGCCCAAATATTTTTTTTCGTGGGTGTTTTTACACATTCCAATATATTTTTTACCATTTACTTTATTAGTAGTTAAATAGACAAAACCATACATAACTTTCTCCTTTTGTCTATTTATAATAAAATCATCTTCTAAATGTTCATAATTCTGTGAAATTCATTTACTGTAAATGCCTTTTCCTACTTCCAAATAAAATTTGGCTTCGTTTGCTGGAGGTGGCCTGAGTTTTGTTCTTATTTGAAATATTGGAGCTTTTGATTTCGCATCTAAAAAAATTAAATTATTACCTTTTGCTTCTGCAATTAATTTAGTAGTTTTTTCAAGAACATCAAAATATTCTACTGTAATTTCTTTTACGGTACCAGATTGAATATCAACTACATTTGCAAGGTCAGAACCAAAAATACTTTTTCTTAAAAACGAATATGCAGTTTTTGAAAAGTTTGAATTTTTAGATTTAGATATTACTTCTTTTTTTAATTCATCATACATTGATGTAATCATTTTAAATTTTGCTTTTTGTTCAATCGGGCCAGTAAAAGGTTTACTTAATCTGCTGTATTTTTCTTTTGCATCCCATTTAATATTCATAGCGTTTGCAAAATCTAACATACCATTATAAGGTGATAAATTTGCAACGGTAACACTTTCAGATTTCAAAGAAAATGGTAAAGAACCTGAAATTATTTTTTTAGTAGAACCTCTTAAAGTTGCGTAAACTTCTAAAGTTACATCTCCCTTCACTTCGCCGCCGCTTGATTCTCCTTCAATTCCATCAGCAATAACTATAAATGTTACTATTTCACCTCTGTTGTTATTTAAAAAATAATTTACGGCTCCATCAGCTTTTCTTGCAAAATCTGCTTTATCTAAAGATTTAATCAATTGGTCAATTTTTTTATCAATTTTGCCAATATCTTTAGATGATTTGTATAATACTGCAAACTCTTTGTCAAAAGCGCCAACAACAGATTCAGGTTTTAATCTCATTTCAAAACCAACATTGAAAAAGTCGGGAGCGTTTTTGCCTTTTTGTCTTTTTAAATTTGAAGCAACGGTGTATTTAAATCTTCCGGTACTAAACATTTTTGTATCAATTTTTGTTCTAATTTTATTTAATTCTTTTTTTTCAATTTTACCATAAGCCAAATACAATGAAAGAGCAATTGTAAAAATGCCTTCAATTACATCACCTTCGTTTAATTTAGCCATTTTATAACTCCGAAAAGTTTATAGAATTATTGAAATTTATATCTGGTTCAAACTCAAAAAATTCAATGATTCTTTGAATTCCACCTTTTAACCATTCTAATACTTTTTCAAAAAGGCTTTTAATAAATTTTTTTACTTTTTCATAAATGCCAGTAATTATATTTTCAGTTAAAAATATTCCATCATAATAATCAAATTCTTCTTTTAATTTTTTTGCTATTAACCCAACAACACCATAATAATTATATCTACCAGTTTTAACTTTTTGAATTTTTTCGGACATTGATTTGAATCGGCAATCTACATTTGTCACTTCAGAAACTTTTTTAATTAGTTGTTTATTTTTTATTTTAACAAATTTATTATTTTCTCCATTTAAGTCCGTAGAAAGTAACCAAATAGCCTTAGCTCTGGATTCACCAAATTTAACTTCACCACTCATAGCTTCATATACAAAATTATATTTAAATTCTTGATTTTGATTAAATAAATTTTCTAACATATTTTTTATTTCATGGTTTATTTTATTTGCTTTTTCAAGAACAATATCATTTCCTTTTTGTAAAGATTGTGTTACATCTCCTTTTTTTGTAACCGATAGTTCACTAAGCTTGTTCAATTTTAAATATATTTCTTTTGCTAAGTTTTCTGATTGCACACTTGGGGTGTTTTTAACCGCTGCATAAAAAGTAGCTTTGGCTTCTCTTTTTCCACCAGACATTAATTGTGCATTTCCCATTTTTACCGATATTCTTTCGTTACCTATTACAATATCAGTTTTTGGTGTTTTGGTTCCTCCTGTTACATTATATGGTTTCCAAAATTCTGCCCATTCATCAGTAACTTCCATACTTTTTAATTTATAAGCTTTTGTTCCAGTTACACCTTGTTGTTTTAAAAACTTAACAATGTTTTTTCCTGCTTTTGGTGATATTTTAGTTGCTTTTGGAGGTTCCGTATTATTCCACGCAGAAACAATAACTAATTCCATTTTAGAACCCTCAGAATCAGATTCTTTTAAAAAATGAATATCCTCAGAAATAAATTGTTTGAATGGTTTCATAAATTAATCTCTTTATAAGTTAATTTACTATTTATCTTATGATATCAATCTCTTTGTCGCCTGTCCACACCTCAATCTCTGTTCTCAATCGGTTTTCTGTCTGAAGTGTTGTAAATCTACTACAAGCCTTGTTTTTCCACCACTTAACTATGTTCTCCAGATGAAATTTGTCATAGTTTTCCTTGTTTGGCACAAGTTTATCTGTCTTTCCAAGAACCACATCTTTAAAATTACTAAAGCCATAATCTGAATAATAGTATCGTTTTCTCTGAGTGAGGCCCTTAGCCTTTTCAATAGTTGCCATAAAAGTTGTATACTCTTCTGCACCCTTGAGCCCAGCCTTTGTCATGCCAATGATTGTATTGATAATTTTCAGTTTACGACTACTTGCATCTTCAGGTACAATTGGGCCGCCTTCAATTTTTTCCACAAAAGTTTTCAAATCTTCATATGGTTTGCCATTCATCATTGGCAAAAAGTCTGAATCAGTTAGCCCTTGAAACCGCAAATATGGCTTCATGCCATCATATTGTGATACAGTCTTTGATGTGCCATACAAACTGGTGGTTTCAAACAAGCAAGTATTCATATCATACTTTTTATTAAGTATATGCCTTACTTCATGTGAACAACAAATAGCTGCAAGTAATTTACCACCAAGATAGTTAAAGCCAAATGGTTGCGATGGCACAATTACAAAACCCATGGCTGTAGCACGATTAAATGCCTTAGTTGTTTCTAATTCATTTGTCACAACACAATTAAGTAATTCATTTCTTGGCTTCATCATAATT